ATCAGGCTTTACTAAACTGCGGGTATAGGGCGGGATTCGGCTGTGTATTCATCTGCGACGACATCAGGCCGGAAGCGTTCCGGGAAAGTCACGGAAGTTGGCGATCCGAGCCTGGAGTGGATCGGGATGGAACCCCATTGGGAACTCCCCGAAACCCTCCAGGGTGGAACTTTCAGCGTGCGTAAAAAACATCGCAAGTACCTTCCGCAGGAGCCAAGGGAGCTTGATGAATCGTTCGATGCCAGGCTCCAGCGTTCGGTTTTGCAGCCTTACTTTGTAAGGATCGAAAGGCTGCTGGCGGGCATGTTGACCCGCAAGCCTGTGCGCCTCACTGATGTCAGTGATGTGATCACAGAGCATCTGTTTGATGTTGATTTGTCCGGCAATAATCTCGATGTCTTTTTGTATGAAACATCCCGCCGTATGTTGAGGTACGGCCACATCGGTGTCTTGGTGGATGCGCCGCGTGCTGGTGACAATGGCCGCCCGTACTGGACCGCGTACACGCCGCGCGACATTTTGGGTTGGCGCTCAGAGATTATCGACGGCCAGCAGAAGCTCACCCAGCTGCGCCTACATGAGCAGATCGTGGTTCCTGAAGGTCTCTACGGCCAAAAGCAGATCGAGCAAGTCCGTGTTTTGACCCCTGGTGCTTTTGAAATCCACCAGAAGGACGACAACGGCGATTTCAAGATTGTCGATGAAGGTCAGACCAGCCTCGATCAAATCCCGTTTGCCGTTGCCTATTCCAACCGCGTCGGCTTGCTTGAGTCGCGCCCGCCGCTGGCTGACATCGCTGAGCTGAACCTCAAGGCGTATCAGACTCAAAGTGATTTAGACAATATTCTCCATATCTCGGCTGTGCCCCTGTTAGCCCTGTTTGGGTTCCCTCAGGCGGCAGAGGAGATCAGCGCAGGTCCAGGGGAAGCAATGGCCCTCCCCGCCGATTCGGACGCCCGCTACATCGAGCCCCAGGGCAACAGCTACGACGCGCAGTTCAGGCGCCTCGAACAGCTAGAGCACCAAATCAACACCTTGGGCATGGCCGCCATTTTGGGCCAGAAGCTTTCAGCAGAGACAGCTGAGGCCAAGCGGATCGACCGCAGCCAGGGTGACAGCACCATGCAGGTGGTGGCTCAGCAGGTCCAAGACATGGTGGACAACTGCCTGCGCTTCCATGCGGCCTACATGCAGGAGCCGCAAGCTGGCAGCGCGTTCATCAACCGCGACTTTGTTGGCGCACGTCTGGAGCCGCAGGAGATTCAATCGCTGCTGCAGCTCTACACCGCAGGCACGATCACTCAGCGCACGCTGCTGGAAGAGCTGAGCAAGGGTGAGGTGCTCGATGACCTGGACGTTGAGGAGGAGCTGGAGGCGACCCAAGCGGGTGGCCTCGTTGAGATTGCAACGCCAGAGCCCACGCCTGAACCTGAGGAGGCAGAAATGCCAGAACCAGAGGAAACTGAGGAGGAATCAGAAGGTGCTGAATGATGGGTTGGTTGGACAGACTGCACAAGCCAAACCCGCCTAGGAAGCAGCTGCTGTTCTTCGCTCAGGAAGAGCTAAGCAATGAATACTTTGCGGTGATCAGAGCGACGTGGTTTGAGCGCGGCAAGATCTGCGCTGTTACTGAGTCGCATATTCATACTTACGATGATGCTGTGATCGCTGAGTTCACGGGCATCGTGGGCGAAGCATTGCGAATGGGCGCAGATGTGTCGGCCTTATCGATCGCCACAGCTGAAGAACTTGGGATCGAGCCAACATGACGACGCCTGCCGAGCTTTACCGTAACGCTGTCGATCTGAACAGGTTCAGCAACGGCGTGGCTCGGCGCATTGCGCTGACCTACAACGATTTGATTCTTGAGGCTGTTGACCGGCTCAGGGGTCTCGATGAGCTGTCGGCACCGGCAAAAGCAGCACGACTGCGCGCGATTCTTGCGCAGCTCAAAGGTTCGCTTGATAACTGGGCAGGCACCAGCACGCTCACAATGACGGAGGAGCTGCAGGGCTTGGCGGTTTTGCAGTCTGAGTTCGTTGCGCGTGAGCTACGCCGTGCTTTGCCTGAAAACCTGCAACGGCAGATCCGTGATGTGCAGATCAGCCCAGATTTTGCGCGTTCTGTTGCCACGGTTGACCCGACCGCGATCAACGTTGTCAGCTTGAGCGATGATCTGCAGGCTGCTGTGACTGGCGCGCCTCGCGCGACGTTTCAGCTAACAGCGGCGCAGGGCACTGCGATTACGTTGCCAAATGGCAAGGTGCTGGAAAAGTCATTCCGTGGTCTTGCCGAATCGCAGGCCGAGCTATTTGCCAAGACGGTTCGCAACGGTTTGCTGACTGGTGAGTCACCGGACAAGATCGCCCGGCGTTTGAAAGGCCGTCTGCGTTTTGGCCAGCGTGGCAGTGTCCGGCAAATGGCCCAGGCGGGTGGTGAGGCCACTGCTGTTGCCAACAATCAGGTGATGGCACTTGTCAGAACCAGCGTGAATCAGGTTGCGAATGCTGCGAGCCAGCAGACTTATCAGGCCAATCAAGATGTCACGCAAAAGTATCGCTACATCGCGACGCTGGACGGCAAGACATCAGCAATCTGTCGTTCACTTGATGGTCGGGTGTTTGAGTACGGCAAGGGACCAACACCGCCGCAGCATTTCAACTGCAGGTCCACGACTGTGCCGATTGTTAATTACGAGGGCTTGGGGATTGAGCCGCC